TTGGACGCATCGCACCTTATTCTGAGCCTATGATTGAGAATCGATCAGTGGGCTTAGAGGACTCTGAAGAGCAACCTAAGCGTCGGGGACGGCCTAAGAAGGCTCAATAATGGCTGTAGAAAGTGCTAACGATCTATTGATTATGCTTTCAGACTTTGGCGTCAATGTTACGTTCACGCCAGATGGCGGTAGTCCAGCAACTGTTAAAGTCATCATGGATCAGGAATATTATGAAGTCCCTGGTGATACAGTCGGAGTGAATAGTACTCAGCCTGTCCTTTATGGAAGAGCAATCGATATAAAAACGGCAGCATACGGCGATCAGTTTGATGTTCCAGCTATCACTGATTTGGATGGCAACGTAATTAAAGCTGCTGCTAGTTATAAGGCGACATCAGTTCAACCAGATAACCAAGGTATAGTAGCCATAGCATTAACAGAGATGACGACAGTTGTTACTCTTAATGGTGAAGATATCAACGTAACAGATTTATCTGAGCAGTTCGTTGAGGTTGAGTAATGGTTGATCATGTCAGGCAGCAAATCCGAGACAGGATAGTTACTAACGTTACGGGGTTGACTACAACGGGCGCTAGGGTCTTCAAATCACGAGTCTATCCCCTAAATGCTGATACGATGCCTGCTCTGTTAGTTTATTCCACAACGGAGGATTCTGACATAGATGTCATGGGCGTCCCTGGTGTCTTAAATAGAGTCGTCAATGTGGCCATTGAGGGATATGTTAGAAATATTACAATCTACGACAATCTGATTGATGATATTTGTCAAGAAGTAGAAGTAGCAATGGCTGGTGATGTAACTGTCAATGGATTGGCTAAAAATAGCTTCTTGTCTAGCACAGAAATCAATTATACAGGTGAAGGAGATCAGCCAATCGGTGTTGTCACGATGAATTATGTCGTACAATATAGAACAGCAACCAACGCTCCAAACGTGGCGCTATAGGTGATTTATGGAATTAGTAAGCCCTGATGGTAAAGTTACAATAAAGCCTCATCCGTCAAAGGTTGAGTATTATCTAGAACGTGGTTGGACAGAACCGAAGCCCAAGAAGGCTTCAAAGAAGAAAGAATTGATTGAAGAAGTTGTACAAGAGGCTATTGAAGAAACCAAGGAGTCTGAATAATGGCTACACATATTGGAAGAGACGGAGTGATAAAGGTTGGTGGAGTTGTTGTCGCAGAAGTCAGATCATTCTCTGTTGAAGAAACTGGTGACACTGTTGAAAACACGACAATGACGGCAACTAACAGAACGTTTTTGGCAACATTGAATAGCTTTACTGCTACTGCGGATGTCTACTGGGATGAGACTGACTCAACTGGTCAGGGTGCGCTAACGGTTGGATCTAGCGTAACGATGGGATTCTACCCAGAAGGTGATGCCGTTGGTGACGTATATTACGAAGGCGATTGCATTGTAACTGGCTTTAGCCGTTCTGCATCCTTTGACGGAATGGTTGAAGCATCAATCACGCTTCAAGGTAGCGATGCGACTGGATTGGCTGAGCAGACTCAAACGTAATGAGTAAATTAATAGATACGGCGATTGCTCATTTTAGTAATCGCGAAATCCGTAGTTTAGAAATCCCTGAATGGGAAATTACAATCTACGCAAAGAATCTTACTCTTGATGACAAGGCTAGATGGTTAGCTAGGGCTAATAATGACGGCACTGATTATATGATCTATGCTGTCATTCTTGGTGCTATAGATCAGAACGGCGATCAGTTGTTTGGCTTGGAAGATAAGGTAAAACTTAGGAAACAAGTTGATCCTGATATCGTTGCTAGAATAGCTAATTTTGTTCTTAGCGTTGAAAGTGAAGAGGATCGTGAAAAAAACTAATTGATGCTCAAGGAAACCCGTCCGAGCTTTATATGATGTATGAGCTTGCAGACCACCTTGGGCAACCACTCAGCACGATCTTGTCAATGACAGAGAATGAATATAATCATTGGTGGACTTTTCTAAAGCTCAGGCAAGAACGTATAGATGGCAACGCAAAGAAACATAATCCACACAGAGCTAAAGGGACAGGATAATCTAACACCTGTCGTTGATAAAGCTGCCAAGTCGATTCAAAGATTCGACAAATCCATGAAAGACACTCAGCGCGGATTTAGGATGATCCGTGGTGGTGGTGCTCAACTTTCCATGCAAGTACAGGACATTGCGGTTCAGCTTCAGGGCGGAACCAATATGATGACTGTCTTTGCACAACAGGGCTCTCAGATCGCATCGTTGTTTGGTGCTGGCGGTGCCTTTATTGGTGCATTCTTAGCTGTTGGTGCGGCTATCGGCGGCACTTTGCTTCCAAGATTGTTTGAAACCGTTGATGTTTCTGCGGAAATAGATAAGGCATACAAATCACTATCCAACACATTGAATACTGATTTCAAGGGAAGTTTGCAAGGTGTAAGTCAGGAGTTAAAGAGAGCGTCAGAGATAGGCGAGAACTACGCCAAAGTCATCTTGGCCCAGAACATGGCGACAGCCTTGCAGAAGGTTCAAGACAATCTTGATCAATTTTCTAAAGACATGGCCGACAGAGAAGCAGATTTCTTTGGAGGTAAGCCAGGTAATAGATTCTATTACTTAGAAGAACATGCCAAAGCATTGGGTCTTACTAGGCAAGAATTCCTAGATTACAAAGTGGCAGTTAAAGATGCTGCTAGCGGCGACAGAGACGCTATCAAAGCCTTTGGTGATTTATCTGCTGCATTAGTCATGCAGGCCCAAGCAAACGGGGAAGCAGGTCTTAAGTTCTTAGAGATGAATAGGGCGCACCTAGCGTTCATTCAAACTGCCGATCAAGCCAGCCAACAAGTCGATATGGCTAAGAAAGCATTTGATGACTTGGATGGAGCATTAGAGTCGGTTGATTCTGGCTTTAAGCAAGCAAGATCAGAAGCAGAGTCATTTGTTGAATCGATCGATAAGCAAACTGCTCAACTTGGAATGACTAAGGCTCAGACTATCGCATACCAGGCGTCATTACTGGATTTGAACGATGCTGAACATGCAGTAGTAGCTACCGCTATTGAAAGAGCCTTGGCCCATGAGCAGGCAGAGCGGACAGCGAAAGATCTTGCTATAGCTTCCAGAGATCAAGCGGAGGCAGACAGAGAGCTAGCGGCTTTACAAAGGCAAATAGCTGATGGCGATCTAGCAGCATTAGAAATAGGGGCTGCCGCAATAGCCCAAAGAGAGGCAAAAGCTGCTGCGGCTGAAAAAGAAGCTTCAGCAATGAGAAAGCTTTTAGAAGGATTAGGTTTGGCTACTGGTGAAGAGAAACTAGCAGCCGAAAGAGATCAAAGATTAGAAAAGATCGCAGAGTTAGCTAAAGCAGAAACACAAATAGAAGTTGATGAGCTTGAGTTAAGAAGGCGAGCCAACGAAAAGTATGAGGAAGATCTAAAGAAGCTAAGAAGAACGAGCGCCAAGTTTGAAGAACGCGATGCTGTAGGCAGGACTAATATGGTTCTTGGTGAACTTGGGAATATGTTTCAAGGCGTATCAGCCAACAACAAGAAACTGTTTGCTGTACAAAAGGCATTCAATATTGCTCAAGCAGTTATGTCTACATACACAGGTGCTACGAAAGCGCTTGAGACATACCCGCCTCCGTTATCGTTTGCTATGGCAGCAGCTCAAGTAGCCGCTGGTTTAGGTCATGTTGCACAGATCAAGGCTCAGTCATTCGACGGTGGTGGTTTTACTGGCACTGGTTCACGTTCTGGCGGCATGGATGGAAAGGGTGGCTTCATGGCTATGCTGCACCCCAATGAGACTGTTGTTGATCACACCAAGGGCCAAGGCCAAGGGATTACGATTATTAATAACGTGGATGCATCTGGTGCTAGTGGAGACGTTGATTTGAAGATACGAGCCGCTATGCAGGAGACATCACAACAAACAATCGCTACCGTGCAAGACTTAATGCGTAGGAGGCGATTCGTATGAGCACGTATAGTTTTTCTACTGACGTAGGCTTGACGCCATCTAATCAAACGTTTGAGCTAGTTCAGAATACCCGAGTATTCCAGTCACCTATTACGAATGCTGTGCAGACGGTAGCGAGAAAAGGTGCGTTCTGGAAGACTACGGCTACGTTTAACAATTTGAGAGATGAAGACAAAGGCAAGATTCAAGGATTCCTGTCTAAGCTAAACGGACAAGAGCATAGGTTTGAATTTGCTGATTATGGTTATAATAGACAAGGAGCAGCCCCATCAGGTGACAGTCTAGTGGTAAATGGTGCTAGTCAGACAGGTTCAACGTTGAATGCTGATGGCGCTACGATAAACACAACAGATTATCTGAAGGCTGGGGACTATATAGAGGTTAACAATCGACTGCATATAGTCACTGAGGATTGTAATTCTAGCGCTGGTGGGGCAGTGACAATTCCTATAGCTCCACCGCTCAGGTCTTCTCCAGCAGACGGGGCAGCGATTGAATACGTGAGCCCAAAGACGGTCATGATGCTTACGTCTGAGCCTAGATGGACAACTCAGCCAGGATTAGTGGCGTCATTCACGATAGAAGCTGTTGAGGATGTCTTGGCATGAGCAGGGGATTACCTGGTGATGTCGCTACGGCAGTTGCTAGTCAAAACGTCAATCTTGTTTTATTCGCTAAGTTAGAGTTTCCTAGCCCTACTGGGACGTTATATCTACATAATGGACTAGGCACTTACACTTGGGATTCACAAGATTGGTTAGGTGTCGGTGATTTAGGGACGATATCTCAAGTCCAAGAGGGTATGGATATTAGCCCTTACGCCATAACACTTCAGTTATCAGGACTAGATACTGAAATGGCTGGTATTGCTCTAAATGATACCGTCGATTACTACATGCGCCCCGTTACCGTCTATCTCGGAGTCTTAGATTCTAGTGATGATCTATTAGCCGATCCTACTCAGATATTTGCTGGATTTATGGATCAGATGAATCTCAGTGTTGGGGCATCAGGTGGAGATGCTATCCAGCTTGTCGCTGAGTCTGAATTAGCAAGATTCGACAAATCTGCTAATTATATGTACACCAATGCATCCCAGCAGGAAGAGCATTCAGGGGACTTGTTCTTCAACCATCTCCACAAGATTGAGGGCGCTAAAATTAAATGGCGTGGCACAGAAGGTGGTGGCGGTGCTGGATCTCCTGGCACTCCGCAAGATCCAGGCGACATCAAAGAATATCGTGAATTCTTCCCCGTTTAACGTCCTACAAGCCCTGAATAAATGGGAACGAAGAGACTTTGATTACGGTTCAGTAGATTGCTGTCAGTTCGCAGGTTTCATTGTTAAAGAGCTTACAGGCAAAGACTATCTAGCCGATTTCCACTATAATTCTGAGACAGATGCTGAGTCTATTATCAATGACTTTGGCGATCTGGAAGACACTGCTGCAAGCGTTCTAGGGACGCCTACAGAGGATATTAGATCCTTGAAGGATGGTTGTCCCGTCATAGTAAAAACCCCAGACGGGCAAGTTATGGGCGTTAAACTGGGAAAGACAGCAGTGTGTCTGGTCAAGAAGGGAATGGTTAGAATTCCTAAAGAATATATCGCTTCAGGTTGGGATATATGGGCTTTATAGGCACAGCTTTAATAGCAATCGGTAAATTCGTAACCGTCGGCAAAGCAGCGGGCGCTGTGGCTGGGCTGATTGGTGGCGCAGTTTTGGCTGGGGCTGGACTGGTCGCCAAAGGCGTCATGAATATCTTTGAGATAGAGATGCCAAAAGTCGATACCGATGGTAGCCGACAAAGAACAGTCAGAGGCACTACAGAGCCAAGAAAGCTAGTCTATGGAGAAGCCTTAGTATCTGGGCCGATTACTTTTATCGGAGTAACTGGCGATGATAACGAAGATCTTTATCAAATCATCGCTTTAGCTGGTCACGAAGTTGAAGACATCACTGACGTTCACTTTGATGATGTTGTTATCCCGAATGCAGATATCAACTCTGCTGCGGATGGCGGCGGTGCCGTTGGTGGTAGTGGTATTTTCCAGCAGCAAAACGGTGAAGATATTGTCATCATAAATAAGTTTTATGGGACAGATACGCAAACCGCTTGGTTCCCAGCTCAAGTGGCTTTCACCAACTATACATCAAACCATAAAGGCTTAGGTGTTGCTTATATAGGGATGCGGTGGAGGCTAAACGAAGACTCGCAAGAGACTTGGGACAAGTATTCTCCAAACAATGTCAAAGCCTTAGTCAAAGGAAAGAAAATCTATGATCCCCGATTAGACTCTACTCAGCTTGACATTCCAGGATCTGGCACTCATCGATTAGCGGACACTACGACGTGGGAATATTCTAGCAATCCAGCGTTATGTGTTGCTGACTATCTCATGGATTCTAATTTTGGATTAAATATTTCATCAGCCAAGATTGATTGGGTTGCAGTCGCTAGCGCTGCGGATAGCTGTGATACTACGGTTAGTATCCCAGATGAGTTTGGTGGCAGTACTACAGAGAAAAGATTCACTTGCAACGGTGTAATTTTTGGTACAGACACGCATAGAAGGAATATCAGCAAGATCCTAAGCTCAATGAATGGGACGCTTACCTATGTTAATGGTGAGTACATCATACGAGCAGGAGTCTTTGAAAATCCAAGTGTTAGCTTAGATGATGACGATTTGACTGGGCCTGTCTCAATCAAGACTTCATTTGAACGTGGTGATCGATTCAACACAATCAAAGGGATCTTCATTGATCCAGATCAAAACCATAAGAATACAGAGTTCCCAAAGGTAACTATTACTGATGCTGTTACCAGAGATAACGGAGAAGTATTAGAGAAAGAAATACAACTGCCTATGACGAATTCGTCATATATGGCGCAACGGATTGCTAACAAGTTAATCCAGCAATCAGACAATCAAAAGGTTATAACGCTTCCTGTCAATCTTACGGGATTGAATGTGCGAGTTGGAGATAGGGTTAACGTATCCCTTAGCGATCTTGATTGGACTAACCAAGTATATGAGTGTGTAGGCTGGAATTTCAATGAAGAAGGCGGCGTAACGCTTACCTTACGTCAAGACGATTCACAATCGTATTCTGATCTAGCGGTTTCAGGTTATTCAACAATTTCGGCCACTGGTGATATCACGCCAGGGTTTGCTGGGGTTCCTAGCCCTAGCGGTCTAACGGCTACGGCTGGACTCAAAAACATTGAATTGAATTGGACTAATCCTGCAAAGATTGATCGTGTTAGAGAAATCATTGTCTATGCCTCTGCAAATAACCAGTGGTCTAGCGCACAAGAGATTGGACGCACATTAGGTACACAATTTATACATGATGCATCTAATGGAACAGATTCAATTTCTGTCGGTGATCAGAGATATTACTGGATCAGATCAGTAGGTAACTCAACGGGGCTTTTGTCTGATAGAAATCCTGATTCTGATACGTCTACTATTCAAGCGACGTGTGGCGAGAATGCATCTGGTCAACAGTTAACAACGGGCGCTGTTTTAGGGTTTGATCTGTTTGATACCGATAACACAACTGTTATGGGAACTACCGATGTCAAGAATCAGGTCACGGTCAATATAGAAGACGAAAACAATGTCATTCTTCAAACCGAGTTAGGCGATAATCTTCTAACGCAAGTTGTAGGAGATGTTGGCTTAACTGTATACACAGAGGTTACAGACTTAGGGGCGCAATACTCATTGAAGATTGATGCCGCTGGTCGTATCGCAGGCTTTGGCCTTTCTTCTACACTTCCAACGAACACAACAGATCCTGCATTTAGCGAATTCACCATTCTTGCTGATAAGTTCAAGATTGTAGATCCGTCTTCACCTAGTGACGACCCATTTCTGCCGTTCGTCGTAACCGCAGACAAGATTGAGATGAACACTGATGTTCGTATCAGTGGTGATCTGGTTACGCTTGGGACTATTTCTGCTGAAAGATTACAGA